CTCGTTCAATCTTGAACACGTTGCAAAGATACAGAAAATCCTGTAATAACAAAAGTAATGAAAGAAAAAAATGCAGAAATTTCTGCAAGAATAGATGAAATCATCTGTCTCTTGCATACAAACCCCAACAAATTCGCTAATGCGCTGGGCTATAAAAGAGCTCAAACTATATATGATATCCTTGATGGTAAGTCTGCCCCAAGTTATGACTTCTTCAACAGATTTACAATGTCAGGATATTCTGTATTTATTAATTTGAGGTGGCTGTTGACGGGAAAAGGTAATCCTATTAACGAGGAAGCATACTACGAATCAGACTTGCCTATTATAAAGCATGAAATGACTTCTGAGCAAGCTGCACAAAAATTAGAAGAAATAAGAAAACAGAAAAACAATCATATAGCACAAACATCCACAAAGGACAATTCTGCGGATTCTGTTTTAAATCGCCTACTTGACAACATCGACAAGAAAGATAAAACCATTCAACAGCAGGCAGAGGAAATTGGGCGATTAAAAGAACAAATACGGCAAATGACTATTGAAAAAGAAAAACATGTATCGGATGCAGACACTTCAAATATTGCAAGTGCCGGGTAA